TGTCTCCATCGTTGATAACATTATACCTTTTTCCCAGTGATTTATCAACTATGAGTTTATTGAACAGCAGAGACCCACGCACATGGATCGGCGTTCCTTTCTGATAGACTAGTTTGTCATCTTTCCAACCATTCACGTTCTTGACTCCGCGAGGAAATGCAACCTCGTGCGGTGGGAGAGACTTGAAGTATTCCTTGAACACACGAATGGATTGTTGTACGTCTTTTTCATCACTCGAAATAATCACTTTGAACAATTCTTTCAGCGCAGTTCTGCAAGAGTTTGGAGTTGAGGACTTCACTGCCTCGATACCCATAATCTTCAACTTCGGTTTTTTATATTGCACACCTTCGTTGTTATGCACGTTCAGGATATATCGTTTCTTGGCAGTCCAGATACCAGCATCGGCGATTGCTTCACGACCCATGACCATACGATTCTCAAATGCATTCATGTACTTTGATAGATCTTTGTATGCCTTTTCAAGTAATGGTTCAAACTGATCACGGGCAATTTGATCAAGTTTCGCAACTGCATCTCGTTTGCCTTTCTTCTCAAGACCAAACTTCTCAACCATCGGACCAAAGTTGATATACACTGAATCAGTATCAATCGCGATCACATAATCAACATCATCAGTTTCAAGGATCTTGTTCATGAACCCATTGACTGTTTTTTCTGCCCACAAGATTGATAACTGACCACTCGTGGTAATTGCTTCGGCGATACGATGATCATAATATCGGAACCATCTATTGCCGATTGCACCATAAAGTGAGTTCATCATAATCTTAATTGCCATCTGCTGAGTATCAAGAGTGGTGTTCATCTTCTCATACTCATAGGAAGATCCTTCTTCCTCGATCTTCTGCTGTACATTCAGCATCTGACGTTTGATTCCCTTTCGTTCAGAATACAATCCATCAATGATAGTCGGAATCACACCTTTAAAATCTTTTCGGAAGTGCGCACCGTTGGCAGCAATTGCGCAGTCAGGACGTTTGGATTCTGGTCGAGTTTTGTTTAGGCAGTTTTGAACACTGACACCTGAAGTTCTATCAACCATAACCGTTTCTGGTGACATATTATATTGCAACATCAGGTGAGGGTATAGACTATTCAAGTCAAAGGAGACCACCCATGAGTGACGACCAATATGGGGACTCTTCACAAAACCACCTGGAAGTTCCTGTTTTGGTTTGTCATCTTTTTGTGGCACAACCACCTTCCTGCTCGTCAGGGATCGATAGATGTAGGTGTCCCAGAGTGATGTGGTGCCAAACGAGTCAGTATAGTTGCAACCTGCCTTGTATCCCATCGTCATAGCAAGCGTGATCAACCCCATCTTGTCTTCGATGCGTTCAACCAACTGTACGTCTTTGATGTTATAATCGATGAATTTTTGATAGTCGTGTTTGTAGAGTGAGTGTAGTGTACCAAACTCCTCGTACGATAACTTCTTTTCATCGAGCACTACGTTGGCAACGTGATCAAGTTTGTACGATTCTTGCACACCATATGAGTAGACACCAAACTTCTGAAACAAATCATAGTAATCAAGTTGCTCAATACCGACAATCTCATATGCCTGTAGATGTCGACCATTTAATGCAAACTTCTTCTCACGAACCATTCCCCAAGGTGACATTTTCTTGTAGGCATCTGGGTCGAGGATATTTTGCATTCGATTGATTAGATATGGAAGGTCAAATAGTCGACTGTTCCAACCAGTAATGACATCAGGGCAGGTGGTATCGCCTGACCAGAATCCCAGGAACTTCTGAAGTAAATCTACCTCGTCGTCGCAGTGAACATATCGAACATTTTCCTCACCAACAATACTGATAGATGAATCGTAATTGCCAAGACCCCACACAAAGTAGGTGCCACTCTGATTGTTCTTCAGGCAGATCGAGATGACTTCTTTAGTTGCTTCCTCGGGATGAGGGAATCCATCGTCAGAGGCGACCTCGATATCGATCGTCGCAACGTTCACTAGATCTCGGTCAAAGGGTATGTCGTTTGGGAACTCTTCGTAGACGAACTGCGAGACAAAGTTGTTGATACCATACACTTTCATGTTTGATACGTTTTCATACTGATGTGAGAACTCAGTTGCCTCTTTCATCGTATCAAACTTTTTGGGAACTACCTTCTCGCCTGTCAGAGTTTGCCAGTCTGAATCTCGGTTGGCAGTGACATACATGGTAGGTTTGAACGGATATCGTTTTTTGACTCTGAGACCATTCTCATAACCACGGTAGACGATGTTGTTACCGATACGTGCAACGGACGTATAAAATTTCATATAATTAAATCTTTACTCAAAGGGAATATTATACACAATACTTATGCTGGTGTCAATCGATCTCTTTGCCAATATCCTTTGTCACTTTGATTGAATAGACAAATGTGATTCCGCCAGCGATCATTGGTAACATCATTATACACCCAATTGTTATGACTTCAAGCATTATTTTCTCCTATTAAAAAGGGGGATTGCTCCCCCTTTGTTCTACGCCTTGTTCTTGTTTTCGGATTTCTCCGATTCCTTTTTCTCAACATAGTACCAATCGCCAGTGATCGGATTTTGTTTGTGAGTTTTAGACAGTGATTCCAAGACAATCTTGACCTGTCGTGCTTTCACAACAATTTCTTCAATATCAGTAGTATTAGCACTAGCGAGAGACGGAAAAAGACACAAGGCGACAATCGCCAAGTGTTTCATTTTAGTCCTCTGTTAGTAGTTGTTTATCCGAATTGCCAATTGGGATAATGCGAGGACGCTTTTCTTCAGGGATTTCTACTCTCAGGTCGATGACCAGTAACCCATCTTTGAAGTCAGCTCCATCTACAACAACGTGTTCAGAGAGTCTAAAGGTGCGTGAAAATTTCTTTGCAGAAATACCACGGTGGAGATACTCACGTTCTACTGTGTCTCCAGCTTTGTCACCAGTAACAACCAAAATACCCTCTTTGACTTCAACATTGAGGTCTTCAGCAGTGTATCCTGCGAGTGCTAATTCTACAGAGAATTGCGACTCCGTGTGCTTGACTACGTTGTGGGGAGGATAGAGTTTGTTGTCTGCCATATCCGACAGACGCTCGATCTCCGACCATACGTGGTCAAATCCGATGAAATGTGAACGTGGAAAAGAAAATGCTTTAGATACCATAACGGATCTCCTTATTTAAAAGCAAGATTGTTGTTATACTCTACCAGACCATTCTGCGTAGAGAAGGTGGCGACCCGTATCCCCACGGTATCGCCACAAGTATTTATAGTATAATATTTCGCTATGAAAGTAAAGTTAAATATTTACTACAGTTTTATCTCAAAGTGTGTGCCAAGAACAGTCATCTTTTTCTCATAACCTTCCATGCCTTTGCGTTCAATGAAAGGTGTGATCTTCCAATTCCGATGCTTGTATGTGAGACCGAGTTGGTCGCGAGCATCAAACTTGGTTCCACCGTCTTTAAACGCCCAGCGTGGTTGTAGTTTAGCATAAAGATAGAATGGACCATAGATGTGAGGAGTGTACTCAAAGATAAACCGATAACGCCAGTGATCTTCTTTCTTATCAAACGATCGAAACTCCATACGGTGTTCAACTGTTAGATCTTTGTATGAGAATAGTTCGTGTGTAAACTTGATACGATTCTCACGTGTGTCTCTCAAATCTGCATAACGATACATAACTTCAACGGGACCAACCTTATTACCGATCTCAACGTGCCAAGCACCCTCTCGATGGCGATAAGTGTATTCCCAATCATTTTGTTTTGCTTTATAGTTGTGCTCAGAAGGTGCGGCGACCGCCACGTTACATAACGAAAGCATGAATATTGCGATTAGTGCTATCGCTTTCCAATATTGTACTTTTGGCATAGTTCCCATTCACTTTTTTCACGATGCGGTATGATCTTGATTTGTCTAATAGGAGCACATTCCTTAAATTTTTGTGGTTCCTGTATTTCTACTAGTCCCCAGTCACTTAATAAAGTTGCGATTGTATTGCGGCGCATCAAATCATTCTCCTCAAGGTTGGACTTTTTGCCATCTAGGAGAAACAATTCTTTGAAGTGCACGATGAAGTACCGACCTTGCTTGTGTAGAATATGGCAAGATTGGTATAACTTATTGTCTTTTCTTGAAGCAACGCCGATTCGCGTTAGAGTTTCTTTGACTTTCAGGAAATCATCTGGTTCAGTCAAAACAACTTCCAGCATGTCTGCTGGACTCCATTCTATATAATTATTATCCATAAAGTTATATCTCGGTTCAAAGGGTTTACATTCCAATTTAGAATTTATTTATAATATCACGGTTTTTTACCGCCCTTCGAGAGACGTTTCTTTATTTCTGAAAGTTGTTCTTCGCCAAATAAGTCTAAAACTGATTCTGCTTTTGCTCGACTATAACCATATTGTTCCATAAGAACATTGACATCTTCAATATGGACTGCTTTGTCCCACTTTGAGAACCTTTTGCGTTTACGAACAATATTGAGTAGGAACAGATACTGCAACTTATTATCAATATGATGGTATCTGTTCATCTCGTTTGCTACCGCAACAGTATCGGGGAAATACGAGAGTCCACGATTTACCATAAAGGAACTATACTTTTTCTCGTCCTCTGGTAACGAACCTTCAAAGAGATTTTCTTTGGTGTAGTTAATTGAGTTCAGAAAGTCGAATGGACTCACTTCAATCCTCCAGTATGTGATGTTTTGGTTGCCAACCCAATTGTACTAAAACACTGGGATCGGCGCAAGTAGATTCTCGCTCACCACTCACTTCTTTCACTGGAAGATTATTTCCTGGCCATACCTTCTCTGCCATATCAGTCACAAGAACAGGTTTGCCGTTGCCCACGTCGATAGCAGGTAGATCAATCAAGTCAAATTTCTCAATACAGATGTCGATAGCAGAGCAGATATCTTCTACATGAGTCCAGTCACGAACATGATTAGTCAAATAACTTACTTTGCGGTTCAGCAGCATATCATATAACATGTCAGGGCGAGAATCTGCACCATATACTGTGTGAAATCGCAAACCAAGAGTTTTTGGACCTGCTATTTGCTCGCAGACTTTTTTCGTGGTCGCATAAGGGGACAACCACCACTCATAGATCGAAGAAGAGGAAGCATAAATGACTGGTACTCTCGCAGTCTGTGCCTCACGAAAAATATTTTGTGTGCCGTTTACGTTGTTGTCCCAAAATTCATCAGGAATTTCGTGAGACCGACGAACGCCAGCATAAGCAGCAAGGTGTACCACCATGTCATAACCAGCAAACATGTCGATTTCAATTTCACGAACGTCTGTTCGGTCATCTACAATCTCATACTTGTCTTTGTATAACTTGTAGAAGTTACGACCGATGAATCCTTCACCGCCTGTCAGTAAGATCTTTTTATTTGAATTTGACATTTGCCATAATCTCCGTGAAGCATGCGACCAAGTTCAGTTCATGATCGGCAACATGCGCATCTTTGTATTGATAGTCAGCAAGAATGAGCACTAGGTGCGGAATACTACCCGACTCCACCTTATCGTCCATGGCATCGAACACACCACGGAAAATCGCAGAAGTGTCGATGTCCACGTTGTTAGCAACCCACTGTCGCATTTTCTTAAAGTCTTTGTCCTTTAGATAGGAAAAGATTTGATCGAATATCTGTTCGTTGCTCGAACTAGCAGCGTTTAGTTGTAGAGAACCTTCTCGAGACCGTCTCTGTGCCTCGTTAAGGATACGCCTCCAGTCTGGAGCGAACTTCATGATAAGGTTGGCGATGTCCTCGTCGTTCGCCTCGATCTCCTCCTGCTTGAATATAAACTTTAGTCGCTTCATAAATTGACCAGCAAGACCTGCTAAGTCTTTTTTGGTCGTGTTGAATTCATATACACCGCACCGTGAATGCAGTGGTTCAATGATACGATTTTTGAAGTTACAAGTCAGAATAAATCGACAGTTGTTACTAAACTCCTCGATGAACCCACGGAGAGCAGGTTGCGTAGATTGAGGATTGAGATAATCTGCCTCATCGAGGATGACAACTTTTTTGCCACCTGACAATGACACAGAAGAGGCAAACTGTTTAATCTTGCCTCGAAGGGTATCAATGTTGCCTTCTTCAGATCCATTGATAAGAATATAATCGGAATCAAGTTCTTTACAGATTGCTTTGGCAACCGATGTTTTTCCAAGACCTG